TTGCTTCTGTGTAACGTTATTAAATACTTCACGATTTTTACACCAAAAAAATGATTTATCAAATCTATCATCACTTAAAAATAATCCACTAAAAGTTACACCAAAGAAATTTTGTATTTCATCAAATATTCTTGAATTTTTTATTGCAGGAAATAATTCTGAATATACTATTGCTCCTGTACTTGTATCAATATTATCTAATGGTGTTGTAGGTTCATCATATTGCCAAACCCTTTTAGAACTTATTAATGGAAATCTTACATCAAAATCATTAGGCAAATAAATTCTTTCATAAACATTAGTGCCATTATACAAAAATTCATATGCACTATAATCTAATTGGCTTAATTTAATATCTCCAAATGCATCTTTTAATGTACGTACATCACCATAGAAAGTAATTTGATAATTATCTACATATCCACCTTTTATTTGTGCTTTTTCTAATTGAATTTTACCACGCCTAAAAAATGTTAAATCTATTTCTATAAAAGCATCCCTACGTAAATTATGATTCAGAGTACCATCATAATCATTATTATAAAAATGCTGAAATATTTGGTTATTATGTTCTGATGCAGGTACAGTAAATGATTGGCTAAAATCTGTATATACTACAGAAATATCTGCAATATTTTGAACTGATGAACTTACATTAATTAATTCATCATTGAATAATTCTAATTTTTCTCCTTCTATATAAATATCTACTTTTCTTTTCATTACAATACAGAATTTATCATATCATAACTATATTCAAATTCTAAAGTATAGTTGATAGTTTTAGTATTTATATCTTTTAGTAATTCTTGTGATGTTGTACGTGGTTTTACAGGTAATCCATTTATAATTACCTTTTCACTTAATAAAAGTTGTTTAATAGATTCATTCATACCTTCACCTCTTATTCCTGTATTTAATCTTAAAACTTTTTTACCATTTTTATTAAATTCTTTCATTTGACCAATAAATGGATTATAAGAATTAATAGATGGCATCATTAAATGATATTGATTAGATGTAGTTTCAAATGAATCAAAACTTGCAGTAAAGAAAAATTCTCTTTGCCATGCACCATGCTTATTTATAAAATCAACAGGTATTGGTTCATATCTACATTCACTTAATGGTCTAAAATAATATGTAGCAATTATATTTAATAAATCATCAAATACTTCAACTTTATTTCCATCAGCATACCATAATGGATAAACTCGATATACATCATTTAAAGTTCCTGTACCAAAAGAAACACTAATTATTGTATTGGTAACTAAATTAGTGTATTTAACACTGTATCCTGCAACTGCTTCAATAGTTAATTGTCCTGCTCTATATTGTGGTTCTGTTGCTAAATTTGCTATTGGATTATAATTATAATAATATGTACCTTCATCTAATAAACTTTCAAGAAAAGCAGGATTACTTCCATCTTCATAATATCCATATCCATCTAAACCTATATATTCTCTTGTATTTAATAATATGTATGCACTACCTGTATATTTATATCTTTTAACTTTTACAAAACAATATTGATCAATATCAGTTGATCCTACAGTATTGTAAACATTTGCATAATCTGTAAAAGATAAAAACTCCCTTACATATGGAGATACATTATAATAATTTATAGTATTAGTAGCACTTGGAATTAATTTGCTTAATGTATGTTGTGGTAAACTTGGTGCAACTTGTCCATCTTTCCATAAAAAGATTTCTATTTTACTACCTGCTTGATTTACTTCATCCACTTCAACTATAAATGGTGAACGTGCATATATCTTATTCATTGTATATAATTCATTATTATTTCTACTACATATTTTTCTACATCATCACCATAAGCATTTTGTACTTCTGCAGGTAATCTTTTTAATCCATCATTATATGGTTTTGTAAAAAATAAACTTGGTTTAATTCCATTTTTAAATATGCTTCTTGCTATTAAAAATTGTAAACTTTTTCTACTTATAAATTGACCTTTCTTATCTCTTGGTGCTATTCCTTTTCTTACAATCCACTTGTCTAATTTACTTGCAGGTGGCATTTTTGATTTATAACTAAATCTTGTATTGTATTTTTTATTTTTACCTGATACACCTTCATCTTGAAATGCACCATAATTTAACATTTCAAAAATTACTTGGTAATCATCTTTCTTTATTTCAACTTTTCCTTTTAATGAATTATACAAATTCTTGCTTGAATTTTTACGCATCTTGGATAGGTTAGATCTACTCTGTTGTATAACATAAGATCTAAACTTTTCTAATGCTTCATTTAATTCAGGCGTTTTTAACATATACTCATTTCATTTGGAATTAACAAATCAAATGTCATTGAAAAACCTGCTAAATAATTTTCAAATCTTTCTGTAAATGGCTCCATTGTAGGATTACCATCAACTTCCATAAAATCATTTAAATATCCACGTCTTAATAATTCATATAATCTAACAAGAATAACTAACTGTGTATTTAATACATCTATTTCATTATCATTACCTAAAAATATATCAGTAGTTTCATCTTTGTTTATATCTACAATATCCATTGCAATTATAGATACATTGAATCGTAAAATGTTATTTTCAGGTGTTACATTATTTACTACAATATGTGATAGTGGAAATATAGTAGATTTGTAATTATCAATATCATCCAATGCTCCTTGTGTAATTGTATTAACCATTGGTATTCCTTCCAATGCTTGTCGTAAATTATCAATTACATAAAAATATCCTTTCATCTTTTTAAATGTTTTTTCATTTGTTCATTTTCTAATCTTGTCTTTTCATCTTCAAATACTAAGTATGTTAAGCATTGATTGATCGGTAATTTGGTAATTTCTTCAAATTTCGTAACATCTCCTTTTGCCAATAAATATATTGATTGATACCATCCCCATCTTTTGGTAAATTGAGATATTCCGCTATAATCTTCATATCCACTTCCTTCTTCACTTCGTTCATTAAATAATCCATCATACCTTCTAACAATTCGTTTTGTAAATTCCAAAAAAAAACATTGGCACCTAATGCAACTGATAATGGCATTGCCTTCATTACTTCGGCATAAGTTATAGAACCTTCATAATCTTCTATCTCATATTTATCACCTTTTCTTTTTTTAATTGGTCTATAAAGAACTGCCATTGCATTATGCATAGTTGACCAATCTCCCATGTATTTTTCACAATCTATATATTCTCCAAAACTTATATTTTCTAAATCAGGAATAAAACCAAATTCAATATTGTTTAATTTAAATGTTGTATACATCATTTTTTCCTGCTGAAACATCTTATTAAACTTTTCTAATAATTCAATAGCACTTTCATAATTGATATACATTACTTGCTTCATGGGTATTTTACAGAATACACTAATTAATTTTTTAGAAGCAAATTCATCATCATCTTCATTATCTTGAATCTTCATCAAGTATTGATACTGTTCTAATGTAACTTCACTTAAATCTTCAGGAATCTGTATTTTGACCTTCATATAATTATAACTTTATTTTTTTGTTTTGTATCTTGTTTGTATATTTGCATTGAAATCCGATTTTCAAAGGTTCTTAGGTTCATATCTCTTATTCTCGGTTAGGTCAACAATGAAAGGTAGTTAATAGCTACCTTTTATCTTATATAGTATTTTCCTCTATTAGGATTTCTTAATGTAGTATAAATAAAATATCTTGATGCATCAATACAATGATTATATGCATCCATTGGAATACTTTTATTAGTTTTTTCTATCCAAGAATAGTTATTAAATTCTTTTACCATGTTTGTAGATTCAGGATCTATTACAATGTTATATTCTAACATTAAACTAATTCCTGCAGTTACACTACCTTGTCCTTTTTCAGTTTCTATGATATTTAATCTGCGTTGTTTTAATTCTGCAATTAATCTTGGTTCTGCTGAATCTGCAACTATTAAACTTTTACCTGCATACTGTGTATTCAATTCAAATAATTGACCTGTATTTAATCCAACTAAATAAAAACATTCTTTTAAATAAATGGTTTTTGTTTTCCTATCTATTGATACTTTAATTAATGTAGATGGATCATTACTAAATCCATAATCTTGTCCATATCCTAATATATCACATTCTTTAAATTCACCTATTGACCAATTACTAAATATTGCACCTGTAGGTTGCGCACGTTCACCATTACCATAAACTTTCCACCAATATGGATTAGTTATTTTGTTTTCAATATCCTGTACCTGTGCTTTTGTTAAATGTGGATTGTCTCTATAGGTAGTAATTAATGGTTGATATTTTACTATGTAATCATCTAACCAATGTTCCTGTGGTAATGCAGGATTATAATCACAAATAATTCTATGTTTTGTTCTTGGTAATAATTGATCAATTGTATCTTCAGGAAATTGATGTGCTTCATTTATCCAAAGTATATCTCTTGATCTACCATGTATTTTATCAGGTGTATCTGCACCATAATAATTTATATTGTTACCAAATAATTGATAGATGTGATCTGTTTTGTTATGATTATTTGCATTGTATAATTCTAAACTGATTAATATATCTTTAAAATCTTTCCATGCAGTTGCTTTTAATGCAGCAAATGTATTTCGCACTAAATCTATTTCCATTCCTGCATTTGGATATTCTCTACATAACCAAATCAAATAATAAATAGTTGCATATGTTTTACCTGATCTCGTACCACCTTGTAATAAAGTGATACGATTTTTAGGTACATTTTTTTTAAGATAAGTATAATTAGGATTTGCTTTCTTCATTATCTTCATCCATCCATTCAGGATAACTATGTATATTATTTTGTTCTATGTATTGAATTGCAGTACCATAAGCTGAATCCATTAATTGTTTATAAGCAGATACATCTCCTTCACGTGCCTTTTTGATTAAAGCTAATGTCATTAAATCTTCTTGGCTCATTGTTTCAGTATTACCTGTTAAAGGATTTTTTAACTTTTGATTAATTTCTAACCAATACTTTGCTATTGTACTTCGGTTCTTTGTTCCTTTTGGTCTTCCATTAGGATTACCACTTTTGCCTTTTTGGAATTTATGTTGTTCAATATCTTTTGCTCCCATTGTGCTGTAATTGTGCTGTTATTTAATTTCAACTCCGTTCTTCTTAATAACTATACTTGAGTCAAGTTTTTTCATTCGGTCAATTATTACTTGGCAATATTTCGGGTCTAATTCCATTCCGTAACATTTACGTTTAAGTTGGTGAGAAGCAACCATTGTTGTCCCTGTTCCTAAAAATTGGTCTAATACAATATCGCCTTCTTCTGTAAATTGCAAAGCCCATTCAGGTAAATCAATAGGAAATGTTGCTGCGTGAACATTTGAAAATTCATTATTTCTTTGTGGTTTACCCCTATATATATTTGGAACTGTTCCTCTAAAATTTGCGTTAGGTATTGCTCTACTTGCGTTTCCTTTTGAAGATATAAAGAACATATATTCCCAAGCAGATGTCATTACATTTTCAGCCATTGCAGGTGCTCCGTGTCCTTTATCCCATATTGCAACATCTATAAAATTATCTTTATACTTATTTAAATACTCAATTAATGCGATTTTATTACCAGCTAAACTTTGTATGTTGCAAATTAAATAATTACTATATATTATTGCATTATTTGTAAATCCTATTAATAAATCTAAATAATTATCTTTTGTTTGATTATCGTTATATTCGTTATATTTATTATCCGTGGTATGTGTATTACCACTTAACGCTTCACTTTTACCTGCATTGTAAGGTGGACTTGTAAATGACATATTTGCCTTTTGTCCATTCATCAACTTTGCCACTTGTTCGCTATCCGTACTATCTCCACAAAGTAAACGATGTTCTCCTATTTCAAATAAATCACCTAATACAATATCTGTTTCAATACCACCTTCAGGAACTTCAAAATCATCTTCTTCAACTTCAAGTGTTTCTTCAACGCTAAAATCCACTGGTAAATCTAAGCCCCAATCATCTAATTTTTCAGAATCCCATTCATTTGCTAATTGATCCCAATCCCATTCACCAAATCCAACGTTATCTTTTATTAGAAATTCATGTTTTTGTTCTTCTGTCCATTCGTCTGCAACTATAATCGGTATTTCTTTTAAACCTATTTCTTTACAGGCTTTTAATCGCATATTACCACCTAACACTACATATTTACCATCTACATCAGTAAAAACAACTAAAGGTCTTTTATTTAACATATCAGGAAATTCTTCTATTGATTTAACAAGTTTTTTAAACTTATCATCTTTAATAATCCTTGGATTTTTAGGATTTGCTTTT